TTTTCGTCTGCTCTACAAAGCTTGGCTTGTGCAATGACGTTGCAATTTCACACACTGCGTTAGCTATGTTGACTGCATCACACTCCTTGTCACATGACATGCCAATGAGTGAGCATAGATATTGTTGGTATGAATCTACCATTGTGTTCTCCTTTGTTGTTGTGATTAGGTGTCTACACATCAAGCCTCTTGCTGACAGGAAGCAACGCCCGTTGATCTTTCCGATGTTAATTCACCATGACATACCTTAGACCCGATTGAACCAGTGGTACACCTTGAGTGTGTAGACTTTCCCTGCAGGGAATTATGTTAGTACAGCTACATCTTGTACCCCGATGCCATCCCACCTGCTAGTCTGTAAAGCTTTGGATACTTCACTGTGACGTAGTATCTCTGCTCTGTGTGGATGTGCTGCATCTTGTGCATGTGATGACCAGTAAGTCATAGCATTATACAATGCCCATTTGTTCTGACCTAGCTTGGCTGTCTCATTGCGATACAAACCCATTAGCTTTTCTAATTTAGTTTCATTGACCTTGACCATGGTAGTGTTTGAACTACGCTTACATATGGTAGCCTTGAGGAATGTCTCAGCCTCTAGCATACTTACAGGTTGAGTGGCATACTTCTGCCAGATACCCTCGCTATCAAAGAACCCGGTGATAGCACGATCAATCTTACCTTGCGTACCTATCAAGCTGAAGCCTGATGTATGCTTGTTACGATCGAATGATAATGCTTTTGGACTAGCACATCCATTGCTACACCATAGCCTGTAACCCTCGGCCTTGATCATGATTGACCAAGCACCATCGTATGAGTTGGTATAGTCTACGTGGAACTTGATATAGTCACCAACTTGAGGCTCAATAACTAGGTCATTGAATGCTATAGTACCACGTAACTTTGCACCATTCTCATATACTCTTTGAGTATGAGTGAAGTCACGAGTGACTCTGTTACTGTTACGTGCAGCTTGCTCCATCTTATCGACGACCTCACCATGCCGTATCATTTGGTATGCACCACCATGTGTACCAAGTACTGCACCTGTGTCGGTACGAACGATAGCTTGTTGCATCTTCTTGGGTACTGGATGTTCGATTGCTTTCCATCCATCTTGAATCTCACGTACTGCTACGAGAGGCACGACCTCCACTGGGAAATCATAAGGTGCTAAGTGTGTTGTTATTCCATCCATTGTTATCTCCTATATGTAAATGGTTTTGGTTGAAGTGAATTGAATTTCATCATGCAAATAAAGTCAACACGTTATCACCCCCCAAGGGTTGCACGAACGAAGTGAGTGCGACTTATTGGATGTTAGTGAAGTGATTAGTGTTAGGGATTAGTTTGCATATGCTCCTTGTGTTTTGCAATGAGCCTGCGAATGGTACGCAAAACTCTATTGTTGCTGAATTGAACAAGAAAAAAGGCAGACTAGGATGAACCTAGCCTGCAGTTGAAGTTACTTGTTCTTTGCTTGAGAGTTGATGAAGTCATTGAGTATAGCTTGACCATCTTTCTTAGGCATAGTTGTAAGGTCTTTAGTGAAACCTGTAACCATTTTACCATGCTCGTCTAGTTGCTCTTGCACTGAAGCCTCGAATACTTTCTGCTCCTCGATGGTACGACCTGACTTACGAGCGTGTATCTTAAGCCATACCTGCTCAGTACGTTCTGATGGTGGTGTACCATTGCTTGATCCTAGTGTCTTAGGATTGAAAGCCTCGTCAAGCTTAGCTGAGTATGCCTCGCTACCCATCCACTGCTCACCATAGGTAGCCTCGAACAAGTCACGAAAGATAAGATACTCAGCCTCGCTATTGATAATGGCTGACTCAGCACACTCGTAAGCATCCAAGAGTTTCTCGCTACTGTTCTTAGCAAGGCTCTTTTCGATGTTGTCAAGTCTCTCATGTGACTTGGCAAGCTGTTGCTGTGCTGTCTTACAGTAAGCACCATACCTCATTAGTATAGACAATCTCCAGAATGGGTTGTCTTGACCTGAGTCTGTGTGATCGTCAACAAACTCTGAGGTATATTTCTTAGAGTACTCAGTCTTCTCTTGTTCACCCATGTCGAAGTTCTCGATCCATGTGTCTGTGATTATAGTGTGTACGTCTTGTGTTTTGATTTTTGATTTTGACATTGTGTTCTCCTATGTTTGATTATGTCATATGATTGTGAGCAACATGCTCGGTAGTATGGGTAGCCTTGCGACTACCCAATTCTGTTATGTTATTATTAGTATTGTGTATGCAATGATTGCCATGCCTGACGCTATTGAAGTAAGTGCAGTTGCAATCAATATGTTCTTAGCAATATGTTTTAGTTTAGTCATAATTATCTCCTTATGTTATATCCCACACTCAGGGATGTTTTGCTTTATGATACGGCATAAACGTTGCTCTCGGAATTAGTCAACATCTTACATTTCTGACGAAGAGAAAATTCAATAATAACTAATAGTATTTTCTTTAGGAAAAATGTCTGCCCAATAAATGTTCTTACATTTATTTGGATAAGGTGTTTACTTGTTCGGCCTGTTAGTAAGTCTTATAACAAATAGCCAACACAGGTCTGTGTATAGCTTTGATCTGCTATTTGTTGTTAGAGTTAGTTGCAGGTGAGAGTGACGTAAGACCCGTAGGATAATAAAGAAAAACAATCACTGTGTGTGTTCTATAGATCGTGTACAAAAAGCAATGTTTGTTGCTTGTTTTGTAACTTTTGCGACAAAAGTTAATCTTATGAAGCAACGTCCGTCATGCTGTGTTCTGTCTACGAAAGCTAGGGTAACGTAACGATAGCATGACAAAGTGTCATGTGATAGTGGATGTTACTCTAGCCTAAAGCATGTCGCAACGGACTGGAATAAGATACTGATCGAACTACCTGTGTGATAAGATGCTATACAATGTAAGTAGTGTCATGTTATCCATACCAATCTCCTCATAGTAATCAGAGATACATAGCCATCGTTCTGCCTGCAATGTCCATCAGTCACCAAAGCTTTGCTTTGGGCTGACTGGTGAGTGCATTTAGCGTTGCAGGCATGGTTGTGGCTATGTATTACCACGTTTGTGCATTGACAGAGGGTACGTAGGGATGTGACAAAAGGGGGGATTACAGGGGGGTTTCTCAATGATACAAGAACGTAAGTTAACCAAGAGACAAACAGCATTAGTTGATACCATCGTAGCAAGTGGATGTACTGTGAAAGAAGCGTCGGTGCAGGCAGGATATGCAGATGGTGAATCAGGAAGAGTGACGGCTAGTAAGACTTTGAGGCTACCACATGTACAGCAGTATATGATGCAACGTATAAGTGAGAGTATAGGATTGAGTGCTACGACGGCATCGAATAGGATACTGACCCTAGCTAAAGGTGCTAAGAGTGAGTACGTGCAACTAGAAGCGAGCAAGGATATACTAGATAGGGCAGGGTTCAAAGCTCCGGACAAACACATGCATCTACATGCAGGGGAAATAAAAGTGCAGATAGATTTGACCTAGGGGGGTGGGGGTAAAAAGTGCGAGGGGCGACTCGACAACATCTCTACAACAAACATTATTTGCTCAAAAGGTTCGTTTGTGCATTGAGCCATCAAACAACATAAGTGATAACTAAACTATGGCAACACCGGCATGGACAAGAAAAGCAGGCAAGAATCCCAAGGGTGGATTAAACGCAAAGGGTCGTGCATCTTATAAGAAAGGCACATTGAAAGCACCTGTTAAGAGTGGAGACAATCCAAGGCGTGCTTCTTTCTTAGCAAGGATGGCAGGCAACAAAGGTCCTGATAGAGATTCCAAAGGAAAGCCTACAAGAAAGTTATTATCCCTCAGAGCATGGGGTGCATCGAGTTCTGCTGATGCAAGAGCAAAGGCTAGGGCAATATCTAAACGTAACAAAGCAAAGAAGAGGAAAGCATAATGCCAATGGGTAAGGGCACATATGGTTCTACTAAAGGTAGGCCACCAAAGAAGAAGAGTTTATTAACTGGTAAGCAAAAGACATTACCACCTGCTTTACAGAAAAAGATAATGAAGAAGAAGAAGTAATGGCTGTTAATGCTGCAGGTAATTACACTAAGCCTACTATGAGGAAAGCTATCTTCCGTAGGATCAAGGCAGGTGGCAAGGGTGGTAAACCCGGGCAGTGGTCTGCTAGGAAAGCACAGATGTTAGCCAAACAATATAAATCAAAGGGTGGGGGTTATACTTCCTAATGGATTGGATAACAGCAGACCTAGTCACAGTCTTACATGAGATGTCTTGGTTTGATGGAATCAGTTATATTTTTTTAGGTTTAAGTGTTTATGCAACAGTTAAATGGATTAATAACAAATGGCGTTAAAGAAAACACAGAGGTCACTGCGTGCTTGGACTAAACAAAAATGGCGAACCAAAAGTGGTAAACCTAGTACACAAGGGAGTAAAGCAACAGGCGAACGTTATCTACCTGAGAAAGCAATTAAAGCTTTATCGGACTCTGAATACAAAGCCACTACGGCTGCTAAACGCAGAGCAGTTAGAAGAAATAAACAAGTATCTAAACAACCCAAAAAGATTGCAAGCAAAACGAGAAGCTTTCGCTCTTACCAATAGGATGGACAATGATTAACATTTACTTTGAAACTTTTAGATTTTTTAATAAGATAAGTAATTATTTTTATAATAAGTACTGCCGTTGTTTACAGAAGAAGCAGATTGATAATATAACACGAGTTGTTAAATGAGACTTCATAAGCTTAACAAAGAAGACAGAGACATACTTCGTATTGTAGTTAAGCAAGTACACTTTAAACATTATCCCGAACAGTTCTGTACTGATTATGAAGCAGACAAAATGATTGCAGCAATAGCACCTGATGTTATTGAAAGACTAACTAAAGTCGGCAAGGATATGAGAGTTGACCAACTTTAAATACAAACCTGATGGTGAAGTATGTAAGTCTTTTTTAAAGAACGATACTTTCTTCAGAGGGATAAGAGGGCCAGTTGGCTCAGGTAAATCAGTGGCTTGCTGTGTAGAAGTATTCAGACGAGCCTTAATGCAGGAGAAATCACCAGATGGCAAACGCAAAAGTAGGTGGGCGATTATCAGAAACACCAATCCTCAGCTTCGTACTACCACGATTAAAACTTGGTTGGACTGGTTTCCGGAAGACGATTGGGGTAGGTTCTCTTGGTCAGTTCCATATACGCACAAAATATCCAAGAGTGATCTGGAGTTGGAGGTTATATTCCTTGCACTCGACAGACCTGAAGACGTTAAGAAACTCCTCTCGCTCGAACTAACTGGCATATGGATTAACGAGGCTAGGGAAATACCTAAGTCAATTATTGATGCATGTACTATGCGTGTTGGTAGATACCCATCCATGAGAGATGGAGGGCCAAGTTGGACTGGAGTTATTGCAGATACGAACGCACCCGAAGAAGATCATTGGTGGCCAATCATGGCAGGCGAAGTTCCTATACCTGATCACATAAGTTCTGAAGAATCTAGGATGCTTGTTAAGCCTGACAACTGGGTGTTTTATACTCAGCCGTCAGCTATGTTGGAAGAGAAAGATGACGAGGGTCGGATAGATAATTACAATCCTAATCCTTTAGCTGAAAACAAAAAGCATATGATGACTAGTTACTATCCTAATTTGATACAAGGTAAGACTAAGAGTTGGATAGATGTTTATGTTATGAACAGACTAGGACACATCCAAGATGGCAAGCCTGTGTATAATATGTTTAGGGCAGATGTTCATGTTGCTAAGGAAGAGATTCCTGTTGCTGATGGTATGCCTTTATTTATTGGATTAGATTTTGGCTTGACCCCTGCTGCAGTCTTTGGACAAAAGGTAAGAGGTCGTTGGTTAATACTACAGGAGATAGTAGCCTTTGATATGGGTATAGTTAGATTCGCTGAGTTACTAAGACAAGAGATAGCAATGCGTTACGCTAACTGTGAAGTTAATATATTTGGTGATCCTGCAGGTGACTTCAGAGCACAGACTGATGAGAGTACTCCATTCCAAATACTTAGAGGTGCAGGACTTAAAGCCAGACCTACTCATAGTAACGATGTGTCTCTT